ATGGATTTTTTGCGAAAAAAGCTTTTTATATATATTTTTATAGTGGAGTTATTGTCAATACTGCTTGCTTTTTTATCTCTGTCTTGCATAACAGGATTTGGATATATTTATGGGATAATCAGGCAAAACATGGCTGCTTTTATAATATCATTATTTTTTATATTTATTTTTATAATCTTGATTGCTGTTATTACAGGGAATTTTCTTATTAAGATTCTTATTAAGGATTTAAGCAGCTGTATATCAGAGGGAAGAGAAAACAGTCAAAAAGTCAAAAAAGATTATAAATGGCTGTAATCAGAAAAGAAGAATGAGAAAAACAGTGTAAGTGAATAAAGACGAATAACCCCGAAGAATGGCGAATTTAAAGGGTTTGTGGTAATGTGAATAAATAATTTCTCATTTTTTATTTCAGAGAGTGCCGGGCAAAAAAGAGTAAAACTAGAATGTGGATAAGTAAACAGGGAAAAATGTTAAACAGGCTTTAAAATGGCTTTAAATAGTCGTTTTAAAGCCATTTTTTAATATGAAAAACTATATACATTGATAACAATTAAATAGAATACTAAGGAACAAAGCTGTTCCTTAGTCAAAAAAAGTTCCTTAGTTATTGTAAGCTAGTATTTATAAGACTTTACGAAAGAAGGACAGACTGGATTATAAAAAGCAGGAAAAGAATAATTATAAAAATAAGCCTTTAAAAAAATAGCTTTATGCACTTATTGTATAAATATACAATAGAAATACTACTTTCGGATAAAGTTGTGATACCTATTTTCTTGATCCTCAGTAAGAATAACTTTTCCTATAATTCGAAAGGTATCTTGATAATTTTTTAAAGGATAAGTTAAAGGTTTAAAGTCTGAATTAAAAGATGTTAAAATAACAGTTTTAGTATTTAAATCATATTTAAATCTTTTACAAGTAGTTTCTCCATTGATGTCGAAAACCCCTATATCTCCATTATCTAGGCTTTGCATTGACTTAATAAATATATTTTCTCCGTCATATATTACCGGTTCCATACTATGACCAGTAGCAATAGTGGCGAAGTCTACCTTATCAGATGGAGCTGCTACTTTATCAAGGTATGATTCAACTAAGCTGATCGGAATGCCTGCTGCAACTTTTCCAAGAATTGGAACAGATTTCTTTTGAACATGATAATTTACAGTGTTCTCCATTAATATGTTTTTATTTTTTATATTTTCATTATTATAAAAATCTTCCGTACTTTTTAATGAAGCTATTTCTATGAATATATTGACTTTGTTCTTATCCGATTCTGAAAGATTATTATACCTTTGAATTAGACTCTGTAGCTCAGTAGTATTTGTAACTAGATCGTTTCCTGTAATTAGGTAATCTACAGATACATTTAGCAAATTTGCGACAGAAACAACTTTATCAACAGAAGGACTATTGGTATCCCATCTATACATGGAATGTTTTCCAAAAGAAAGTTTTTCTTCAATTCCTGGTATAGTTAATCCTTGTTCTTTAGCTTTTATTTTTATTCTATCCAAAAGTGACATATTACCTCCATAAATATATTAGTAAAAATACTAATGTAGTATTGACTATTAGTAAATTTACTAATATAATAATTATAGGTTGGTTTAACAACCTAAGGAAATTATAACAGGTTTAAAAATCAACCTCAATAGCGAAGAGGAGGTAAGACAATGGAGCCTTATGGAAATATGGTAAAGAAAAAACTTATTGATGTGGGAATGAAGCAGAAGGAGCTTGCTGAACTTGTTGGATGTAGTAAAAATTATATGAACTATATCATCACCGGTAAGAAGAGCGGGTGGAAGTATAGAAAAAAGATTAATGAGATACTTGATCTGAAGGAGGGAGCATAGATGACAATTAAGGAGATGAATAAAGTAAAAAGAATATTTGATAAATGTATGGAAGTAAATAAGAGGGGAAAGGCTGAAGTATTCTTTCAACTTAGCCCACATGTAAAGCAAATATCTATTTCAATACATAGTCCAAACTGGAAATGTAATAAGGATGGACAGATAGTGGATTTTTATTTTGACAATCTGGCAGCAGGAATCAGCCCGGAAGTGGTTGAACATATGCTGGATTTATACATGTAAAAGGAGCCCCCCTCACAAGGACGGGAACTCCGGTAAATGACAATTAAAGAATAGCATAAAAAAGATAGAAATGCAAGGATAGGAGGGGTAATGGAAGGCATTCTTGCAGGAATTAAACTGACAGTGGCAGAGTATGCGAAGTTAAGGGGATGCTCTGAGAGATATATAAGAAGCTTATGTGAAAAAGGGAAATTACAATGTGAGATCATAAAAGGTGCAGTGGGACAAGGTGGAATATCTTACATAATTCCTTTAACATCTTTGCCTGATAAGGAAATAAATAGATATATAAGATTGCATTCAAAGGATGAGCTGTTGGCAAAGTGGAAAAATATAGAGGAGCCCGAAGAGGATAAAATTATAGATTTAACTTATGAAACGCTTTCAGCTGATCAGAGGGAAGAGCTTGGTATAAAGAAGCGAATCCTTGAAGGGTGGCATAAATACAGAGGTGAGGAAAAAACAAAGGGAATATCACTTGCTGAAGCTGATAGTACTTATATAAGGATTATACATCTACAGTATCCGGATATGGCTTTTTCAAGGGCAACACTTAACAAGTGGAATAAGGCAATGGCTGATAAAGGTGAGATGGCTCTTATAGATATGAGGGGCAGACACAACAATCATAAAACCGGTATGCCGGAAGGAATATTTGATATATTCCAGTACTACTACTTAGATCAGAGTAGAAAATCAGTAAGTATGTGCGTGGCACTTACAAAGATGGAAGCTAAAAAGCAAGGTATTGATACAGAGCTGCCAAGCACAAGAACGTTTGTAAATTGGGTATCAAAGATACCTGATCCGGTACTCATGTACTTCAGATATGGTGAAAAGACTATGAAGGATAAAGCACTGCCTTATGTACATAGAGAGTATGATGATTTGTATGCTAATGATATTTGGGTATCTGACAACCATACATTTGACATTATGATTACAGACGGTGAAAAGCCTATGAGAGTTTACCTCACAGCGTTTCTTGATATAAGAAGCAGAAAGATAATGGGACATTATGTAACGACTGCTCCAAGTGCTGATGCAACACTGTATGCTTTAAGACAGGGAATAGAAAAGTATGGAGTTCCTAAAAGGATATTGACTGATAACGGTAGAGAGTTCCTTACATTCGACATTGGCGGTAGAGGCTTTAGAAAGAAAGGTAGCGAACAGGATCCGGAAACTATTATGGAGCGATTGGGAATAGATTTCCATACGGCACTGGTTAAGAATGCAAGGGCAAAGATTATTGAGAGAACTTTTAGGACTGTTAAAGAGGAGTTTTCAAAGCTCTTTTTAAGCTATACCGGAGGAAATGTACTTGAAAAGCCTGAGAGACTTAAGACGGTAGTAAAAGATGTGAATAAGCTTACAAGTTTGGAAGATTTCAGAGACTATGTAAGTCAGTATATAGAGAATGTATACAATGTCAGAGAAAATAATGGTTATGGAATGAGGGGCAGAAGTCCTAATGAAGTATACAGGACTACATTAGTTGAAGTAAGAAAAGCAAGTAAGGAAGTACTTGATATTATGCTTCTCAGGTCTACAAGGCTTCAAAAGGTTACAAGAGCCGGAGTTAAGTTGAAGTTCTATGACAAGGAAATATTCTTTATCAGTGATGAGCTGATACTTAATCATCAAGGCGAACAGGTATTTGTAAGATACAATCCTGAAAACCTTGCCGAAGTAAGAGTATATGATTCTGAAGACAGATATATATTGACAGCTAAACAGGTAGAAGAACTTTCATACTTTGCTACAAAAGAAGAAGTCGGTGAGGCAATGAAGGAACAGAGAAGACTTGCAGGACTGGTTAAGGCGTACAAGAAGGATAAGAATCTTAAAGGTACTGATGCACTGGATCTGGTTCTTGAAGCTGCAAGTGAGGTACTTGATAGGGATGGAGAATTAAATCCGGATGTTATAAAGATATTGCGTAATCCGGATAAGGAGAGCTGCGAAAACATAGCTACAGCAGTGGGAGCGGAAGAACTTGACTGGGGTAAGGCTAATGAGAAGATAAAAAAGTTGGAAAGGAAGTAAAGGTAAATGACAGAAGATACTAAATTGGTTAATGGAATGAGTGAAGAGAATGCAATAGAGGCATTGAAGAAGTACAGAGATGAAACAGGTAAAAGTCAAAGTACTATAGCAAAAGAGCTGGGACTTAGTTCCGGAGCTGTATCAAGTTTTTTAAGTGGAAACTACAAGACACCACACACAATCATTCCAAAGATTGAAGCATTGCTTTCGATCTGTGAGACTAAGGTACTTGCACCAAGAGCACCGGAGTTTGCAATGACAGGTATAAGTAAGAAGGTGATGGATGCAATAGAGTATTGCCACCTTCAGGGCAAGATCGGAGTTATATATGGTGATGCAGGAATCGGTAAGACTATGGCTATAAAGGAGTATGTAAAGAATAATCCTATGTCAGTGTTTATCACTATATCACCTGCATTTGCAACTATGAGCGGAGTGAATGACCTACTTAGTGAAGCAGTTGGGGTAAGGGAAAGAAATTCAAGAAGAATATATATTGAACTTGTAAACAGGCTTAAAGGCAGTGGTAGAGTAATCATTATTGACGAAGCACAGCACTTAACAAAAAAGACTTTAGAACATCTTAGAAGTATATCTGATGAAAGTGGAGTTGGAATCTGTCTTGTAGGTAACGAGGAAGTATATACAAGATTAAAAGGTAGTGGCAAGGCAGACTTTGCACAGATATTTTCAAGAATTGCTAGGAGAGAGCCTTTATTTCTTAACAGCATTAAAAAAAGTGACATTGAGAAGATTTTCTTTGAATCACATCTTGATAATGAGGGAATAGATTTTCTTTATAAGATAGCCGGGACAAGATATGGAATAAGAGGTGCTGTAAATGTATATGTTGCAGCGGTCGCATTATTTGATCATATCGGAGCCAAGGAAATTATAAGAGTAGCAAAGCAAATGAACATAGGATAGAAAAGGAGAAAAGAACAATGGTAAAGAAGATTGTAATAGAATTTGAGGCAGGTAATGATAGCAAGGTAGCTGATAGAGTTTTTGAAAGTGCAATTAAGTATACAAGAAAAAGCGGTGGCAGGATAGTGAATATGAGGACTGAAGATGTGGAACCTGAAATAAGGGTGGAGAGAAGAAGAAAGGATTTTCCTATCCCGGACTTAAATAAGAACAGAGAGCAGGAGAGATTAAGGAAGGTCATCAATGCCTATAAAGTTGAAAAAGGCATTGATGGTGGTAAAAAAGCTAAGGCTCTTCAGCTGTAAACTCACAAATGTCAATGCCTTTTCTAAGAAGCTCTCTTCTTAGGGCATTATGATAGATGAAGATGCCTGTAGCAACAGCAATAGTGAGTTGCTGTATTGATGATTTGGGTAACTCTTCCATAGTTTCGGAAAGAGAAGCCTCAATTTCAGACATAATGTATTTTAAAGACATAGGGTTACACCTCCTTTTACTGATATTGTAACCCTATTTTATAAAAAAGGGAAAGGGAAAATTATGATGCAGAACAATTATGGCGAAATGGCGGTTGCAAATGTTAATCTGAGAACCTTAGACATAGATGAGCTTATTGATTTTGCTATTGCAAAGAAAAAGGTATCAGATCTTGCAGAAGCAGAACTGGTGGTAATTAAGAAGGAAATGCAGGAGAGGGCTGCAAGCTTTCAGGCAGACAGGCACATAAAGTTTACTGAGTGGCATGGATCGGATAAGTCTATTGCGAGTATAACAACTGCAAGCACAATGGAGATTAAAAACTTTACTAAGCTTAAGGGTTTGCTTGGTAAGGAGTTTGTAGGAGAAAAAGTTAAAGAAAAAAGACCGGTCAAATATGTTGTCGAAGATAACTTTAAAAGGGCTTTAATTGCTCTTAAAATGGGTGATTATGAAAGCAAAACAAGTATTGATGATGTTATTGACTCTGCCGGATGGTGTGAAGGAAATGCTGATAAGAAGGCACTACTTAAAAAGAGCTTAAAGGGTGATTATAAGAAGGACAAGAAGTCAGTACTTACATCACTTAATCTAAGTGATGAAGAGTGTGATATTGATACTGAACTGTTCCTTATCTATCAGATAAAGAACTTTGAGTTAATAAAAGCCTTCTTTGATATAAGCAAACTTGAGGAGATAAGGGAAAGGCTTGAAGGCGTCGTTGAGGTTTCAGAGTCTATAAGGATTGGACTAAAGGCGGTGTAAGGTGGAAGAGAGAAATGTAACAAGGCTTCAGCTGTCAAAGATTTATGCTTTAGCGAAGAAGCATTGTATGGACAATGAATTGCTACATTCTTATGTAGAGGCACTGATCGGCAAGGACAGCTTAAAGAAACTAAGCTATGAGGAAGCTGAAAGGGTGGCGGATAGCCTTATGGGTAAGGATGTAGTATCTAGGTTTCCCAGACAGGAAGTACTGACTGACAGGCAAAAAAGACTGATTATATCTTTGGCTATACAGCTTGGATGGGTGAGGGAAGATAACAAGAGCTTAGCGGATTTTGAAAGATTGAATGGATTTGTAAGAAAACAGTATGACACACTTTATATGAGGGCATTATCAAGAAGTAATGCTTCAAAGTGTATCGAAGCGATGAAAGAAATGGTTGATAGAATAAAGGAGAGTTAAAGAATGGATAATGCTTATAGTGCAGGACAGAGGCTTTTGTGTGGATCTTATACGCAGTACACTCCGGCAGGGAAAGCAAACTTTACAAGAATGGGACGATTTGGCAAAGAGCCTACAGTAGGAGCAATAATATATTTTTATGGTAAGTCAATGGGTAGAGTTAATCATGTGGGTATTGTTACACATGTTGAGAAGTCGGGAGATACTTATACAATACTGACTGTGGAGGGTAACACCTCTGCCGGAAATGAGTTTAGTAGGAATGGCGGTTGTGTGGCGAAGAAATCATATAGGTTTAATCTTAATGAAGTAGGAGATGATGGAAGAATTAACGGTTTCGGATATCCTTTATTCATTACAGGTGTTTGTACTGTTGAAGAATTTATCAATGTGGCAAAGGGTGAAATCGGATATGTAGAAAAAGAAAGCAGAAAGGAACTTGACAGTAAGACTGCTAATGCAGGAAATAAAAATTTTACAAAGTATGGCGAGTGGTACAAGAATAATGGAGCTTACTGGTGTCAACAGTTTGTTTCATGGTGTGCTTGGCAGGCTTGCAAGGTGCATCAAAGTAGTGTAGAGACAGGATGGATTCAAGCAGGCAATAAGTGGAAGTATGGACTGAATGGAGTTTTGATCAAGGATAAGTGGATCGTAATCGGCGGAAGATGGTATGTATTTGACGGTGAGGGATTTATGATAACCGGGTGGTTTTTATCTGAAGGAGAGTGGTATTACCTTAATCCCGAAGACGGGGCAATGCTTGCTAATCAATGGATTGAAATTGACGGAAAAAGTTACTATTTATGTGAAACAGGTATAATGGCTACCAACTGCTATATTTTGGGAGACGGTGGAAGAATGTGGTGGGTTGATGCTGATGGAGTTTGCCAAGTGGAAGAAGTAGCGGAGTAAAGAGAAAAGATTGGAGGGATAGATATAGAAAAATTTGATGTAAGACCGGAAGATTTATCAGAAAATCATCGAGAGTATGCAAGGGTTATAGGTATTGATTCCCTCATAAATCTTTGTAAAGAATTTGGGGGTACACAAATCTATATACCAAAGGTAGAAGAACTTATGAGACCAAAGTTGTACAAAGAGATAAAGGAAGAGTACGATAAAGGCTATAGTAGCATGAGTGAACTTGCAAGAAAATATGGTGTAAGCGAATCTACAGTGTACAGGCTTGTTAGAGACCAAATCGGTAAAAGAAATATACCGGGGCAAATGGATATATTTGACTATATAAAGAAATAGTATAAGGGCATTACTTGAAAAATCAGGTAATGCCCTTATTTTTAATTGTCTATGAAAAAAGTACATTAATTTGTGATTATATTAATATTTTAATAAACAAATTTGGAGGTAACAAAATGAAAGAAATAGTTTTAAATGTTTTTACAAGTGTAATGATGGTAATTGTGGTATCGGCTCTATGTTCAGGGGTGACATATCTTAGGAAGTATATTGATGGTACTTTGGAGAGGCTTAAAAATGATGAGAGATTTAAAGATAATGCATTCGCACAAAGCTCTTTTTACTTTGCAGAGAATTTTATAGCCGGGCTTACAAGAACTGCTGTAGCTGCTATGGAGCAGGCTAAGGCGAAGGATCTAAGACAGAAGGTAGCAGAAGGATTGGTTTCAAGAGATAAATTGCAGGCACTTGCAGTGGAAGTAAGGGAGAGTGTAAAGGCACAGTTATCCCCTGTAATGATTGAAGAAGTTAATAAGTATATTTTAGATTTGGACTCATATATTGATGACAAGATTGAGGCAAGCGTACTTGATTTAAAGAGAAATGCTATAAAGTAGTAATACCGGGAGTGCGTAATGGATATAACTTTTATTTTAAAAAGTATAACTGATCTGGGACTTCAGGTGGCTCTCATAGCTGTATTTATCTGGTATTTCTTTAAAAGAGATAAGGACAGAGAAGAATCCTTGACTGCTGAAAAAGTAAAGCTGCATGAGGATATCAAAGCAAAGCAGGATGAAGTGAGAAAAGAACTTGAGAATGCAAAGATTAATGCAAGAGAAAAAGAAGCTTTACTTATGAGCGAAAATGCTAAAAGAGAGGAACTTATCAGGAAAGAGTCTGAAAAGCGAGAGACAATGATAAGGGAAGAGAGCATGCATAGGGAAGAAGTTCTTATGAGACAGATGGATAAGATGAACGATTCACTCAGGGAAATAAGTACATCAATGGTGGGAATAAATAATGCTATGGAGAAGCTTGGAAAAAGTGTTGAATCTGTGGATGTGAGATTAAAAGAAGTTGAAGGGAAGTTAAACTAATGTTTTTACACAGTTTAACTTGTCTTTACAGGAAGTGAGGGGTAGTGAGAAGCCTGGATATTTTAAAAAAGAAAGAGCTTAGAGGAGCAATCATTGAAAGACTTTATGGCTTTTACGGTGAGGACATCTCTATTTCAGTATTAAAAGCATCACTGCCACTATCAGGGGTGCTTACTGATACAGAACTTAAGAGTGCATTGTATTATCTTGGTGGAGCCGGGAAGGAATACATTAAGGTAGTTATTAATAAAGCAAGTTACATAGATTCCCTTATATGGCTTACTCCAAGGGGAGTGAATTTGGCTGAGGGAGATATGGAAGATGTGGGAGTAAATAGAAATGAGTAGACTTATTGATGTAGCTACAAAGGAAGTGGCAAGAACGACGATTCTTGAAACGCTTGAAGAGGCAGGGATTACCGGGTGCAGTACACAGGTACTTACACAGGTGCTTAATAAAAGTAAGATTGAGGCTGATATAGAAAATATTCTTTTTTACCTTGAAAGTAAGGAACTTGTAAGGTGTAAAAATTACGAGAATGCAAGGCAGGGAATTAAAAGAACGGTGTACTTTATCACTGAAAAGGGCATTGATTTTCTTGACGGCAATGTAGCGGAAACAGGTCTGGCTGATGGCTGATAACAGGACACATGGAAAGATTGACAACTTGCCTGTAGAGGTAAAAACAGATGTGGAAGAGAGCTTACTTAGTGGAAAGACCTATAAGGAGATTTCAGAAGACCTAAATGAGGCAGGGTATGACGTGCATGAATCAAGCATTGGTAGGTATGGAAGAAAGTATCTTAAACGCTTTGAATCTGTAAGGGTAGCTAAGCAGTTTGCAAAGCTTTTGGCTGAAGATGAAGTTGACAGACCACCAACAGAGCTACATGAAGCAAACAACATGATTATGTCTCAAATCCTCATGGAAGCTATGATGGACGGAGAGATGAAAGCAAAGGAGATGGCAAGTGTTGCAAAATCTATAGCGACTTTGCAAAGTGCACAGGTAAACAATGAAAGACTTAAAATCAAAGCAAGAGAGAATGCCGGGGATATTCATACAGCTATGAATGTGCTTAAGGAAAAGATATTTAAAGAGATTGCCACATCACATCCGGATGTTGCCGACATATTAACAAAACTTGCAAGTGAAACAGAAGAAGAGATGACAAGAAACGGAAGTTAAAGGGCAGGCAAGACTGTACAGTCTATTATCACGCCTTTTTTTAATCCGACAAAAATAGGAAGTAGAGAGGTAGATATGAAGAGTTGGAAAGAAAAGGCGGAAGAAATGTTTTTTAATGACGGACTTGAAATCAATGAGATAGCTATATTACTTGAGAAAAGTAGAAGAAGTATACAAGGCTATTTATCTACATGCGAATCCTATGAACATGAAAAAGAAAAAAGGAAGATAGCAGGAAGAGCAAAAAGAAAAGAGTATAAAAGGCAGTGGGACAGGGATAACAGGAGCAAAAGTGACACAGTTACAGCTGAGAGCATGAGAAGGGAGCATGACATAGCGGCTATGATACTTAGTCATGAAAAGTATTGATATGAGTGAATTTTTAAATTTTGCCAAAGACTATAGAGATAGAGAAGCAGGTCTGAAGGGACTTGATAACTCTCCGGAGTCAATAGGGCGAAGAAATATAGAAAAAGGCATCAAAGACTTTAGAACATACTGCAATCTTAGGAATCCTGAATTTTTCAAAGTGGAAAGAGAGTATCAGACACAGATATGTGAAACGCTACAAGCAGCATATGAGAAGCGTCTTAAAAGCAAAACAGGAGAGATTGCAGATATTCTTATCATTAATGAACCGCCCGGTTTCGGTAAAAGCTATACTGCAAGCACTTTTATTACTTGGGTTCTTGGGAATAACCCCAAAACACAGGTCATAGCAGTTTCTTACAATCAGACCTTATCTCTCACATTTTCAAAGAGTGTAAGAGAAGCAATTCAGGATGAGGAAATAAAAGGAGACCTTGATTACTATGCTGTAAAAAGCTTCTTTCCTAAGCTTAAAATCAAATACGGTGATGGAGCTATGGAGAGGTGGTCCGTAGAAGGTTCTTATATGAGTTATCTTGCCACGAGCTTTGATGGAAGTATTACAGGTATGAGAGGGCATATCGGTATTATTGATGATCCGCTTAAGAATGCAAAGGAAGCTGTAGATGAAAACAAAAAGGATGAAATATGGAACTTTTATAAGAACACTTTTCAATCAAGAATGCTTGATGGTGCTTTAGTAATAGTAATTCAGACAAGGTGGGCGAGCGACGATCTGGCAGGAAGACTGATGGCAGAGTTCCCGGGAAGATGTTATGAGCTAAAGCTTACAGCATTAAATGATGCTGAGGGCAGTATCTGTGAAGACTTGTACTCTACAAAGGACTTACAAATGAAGAGAGCCACACTTGATGAGGACATATGGCTTGCTAATTATATGCAGGAGCCTGTGGATAAAAAGGGTAGCTTATATGGAATATTCAAAACATATGATGTTATTGATACTGACAAAGCAGAGCGAGTGATTGCATATGTAGATACAGCTGACACCGGAGCAGATTATCTTTGTATGATAGCTGCTGCCGTAATTGAAAGATATGGCTATGTACTTGATATTTATTATACTGACGAGGCTATGGAAGTTACTGAAAGGGAAACAGCAAGAAGATTAGCTTTTTGTGGTGTTAGAGATTGCCTGATAGAGAGCAACAACGGAGGAAGGGGCTTTGCAAGGAATGTAATAAGATTTTTAAAGGATTTAAAGGCTTTTAAATGTATGGTTACATGGTTTTCACAAAGTAAGAATAAGAAGACCAGAATACTTGCAAATGCAAGTAATGTAATGGATCAGATTATAATGCCTGAAGACTGGGAAGCAAAGTTTCCGGAGTTTGCAAGGCATGTAAAGAAGTATCAAAGGAAAGGCAAGAATGATCATGATGATGCTGAAGATACACTTACAGGGCTTGTGGAGTTTATTAATGGTGATGTTAAGGGCAAGAAGAAAGCCAGACTTGGAAAGAAATCAACACTTAGAATGTAGGTAATATATGTTTTATTTTGATATGAATGAAGTTATTGATGAGGATTTCATAACGAAAATAGTTAATAAGTTTAATCTTGAAATGGTAGGGCATTATCAGATGCTTGACAGATACTATGAAGTTAAAAATGATGGTATTGCTAAAAGGTTTATGAAAGGGAAAAAGCCTGATAACAAGCTTTTTCATGGCTTTGCAAGGTATATAACAAATATGGCTACATCCTACTTTGCAGGAAGACCTGTTGAATATCTGATAGAGGATGAAGAGTATAAGAAGGTACTGCTACCATACCTTGATGATGCCTACAATTTTGATTATGAAATTTCAAAGGAAGCCAGTAAAAAAGGGATTGCTTATGAACTGTTATATATAACGGAAAAGAGTGAGCTTAGAAGCAGGCAGTACGGAGCAGAAGAAATAATTCCAATATATTCAGCATCACCGGATGAGTTTCTAAACGGGTTTATAAAGCTTTCAGCAATATATAATCTTGACGGATATTTAAAAAAAGAAAGAGCCACTGTTTATGATAAAACAGATATATATGAGTTTGAAAGAAGTACAGGCAACGGAAGATTTTCACTTGTAGATATAAGAAAACATTATCTTAATGATGTGCCTTTAATTGTCTATTGGAATACACAGGAAATGAACTCCGACTATGAAGGTGTCATAAGCCTTATAGATGCTTATGACAGAGCGGAGAGTAATACTGCCAATGATATGGATTACTTTACGGATGCATACCTTTTGATAAAAGGAGCTGAAGGTGGACTGGTAGACGAAGAGGGAGAAGATATTTTACTTAGTGACAGTGATGAGGCTCTAAAAAATAAAAGGATTATGTATCTGGATGAAAAGGGAGATGCAAAGTTTCTTGAAAAGGATGGTGACAATTCTTCAATTGAAGAGTTTAAGAATCGTATTTTTAAAGATATTTTCTTTGTGTCTCAAGTGCCGGCATTGACTGATGAAAGTTTTGCCGGGGATATATCAGGCATTGCTATAAAGTACAAGCTTATAGGACTTGAGCAACTTGCAATAATGAAAGAAAATAGAATGAGACTTGCAAAGGCAAAGAAAATAAGCATGATTACAGACTGGATCAACTGGAAGAAGTCAAAAAATTATGATGCATCTACTGTAAAACAGAAGTATACAAGAAATTTCACTGAAAATATTTCTGAAATTATTGATAATGTTACGAAGCTTACAGGTGTAGTAAGCAAGAGAACACAGCTTGATATGCTGCCACAGGACATAATACACGATACTGATAAGGAACTTAAAACTATAGAGGAAGAGCTTAAGGAAAGCGAAGGGTTTTTCATGGAGCCGGTAAGCTAAATGTATGAAGAAAATAGATTACTGGGAACAGAGGGCAATAAAGGATAAAAGGTTTGCTACAAATAAGACTGAGGAGTATATAAATTCAAGACTGAAAAGAGCATATACAAAGGTGTCTAAGGAGCTGGAAACAGAGATAGATGAAATGTATAAAAAGCTTGATAAGAGTAGGGCTTTACTATCGCAGAGCAATGAAAAGCTTTTAACCAGTTCAAAAGCAAGTGAGATAAGAAAACTGCTTAAATTACTTGAGGAAGAGAAAAGCAAACTTGAAAATGTAGCAGGTCTTCCTGAAGAGATCGCAAAAAATATAGAGCAAAATATAAAACTCATGGAAGAGAGTCTTAGACTTAAGTCAGGTAGTGGATATGTAACTCATTTGGAAATGATGAATGAGAGATTGAATTCATTAGCTTTGTCAGTTGCAAATACTAATCAGATAAATATGTATGGATTTCTTGCAAATCAGTACAAAGATAATTATTTTAGAGGTGTATTTAGAATACAGCAAGGCATTGGATTTGGTAAGGATTTTGTTACACCTAACATTAAAGTTGTTCAAGGTGTAATAATGAAAAAGTTTGCCGGGAGCAGTTTTTCGAAACGTATATGGAAGAATGCAAATAAACTTGCAACCTCTTTAAAAGACACTTTAACTGTTGGACTTATAAGAGGGGAGTCAATAGATCAGATGACAAAAAGACTGTTGACAAGAGTAGAAGCATCACAAAGTAGGGCAAGGACACTTATAAGAACAGAATCGGCAAGGATATATGAAGAGGCAACTAAGGATGCATATAAAGAATGTGGTATAGAGCAGTATATATATCTTGCTACTTTAGATAGAAAAACCTCTTTAATATGCCAAGAACTTGATATGAAGAGCTTTTCTTTAAAAGATGCTAAAGTTGGGGAAAACTATCCACCTATGCATCCAAACTGTAGAAGTACCACAATGGCAGATACTAAGCCTTTAAAAAGACTTGCCAGAGGAGCAGATGGAAAGAACTATGAAGTTGACGGGAATCTAAGTTATAAGGACTGGTATGACGGTCTTTCAAAGGATGAACAGGGACGAATGAGCCTTGAGAATAAAAAGGATAAGAATAGGAAGAGGGATAAGGAAGAGTATAACTTATACAAAAAACTCCTAGGAAAATCTATGCCGTCACTTGCTGATTACAAAGATTCTAAGTATAATAAAGATGATATATATCTTGATATTAAAAAGAGAGTATCTGATATAAAAAATGCTCCTATTAAAGTTTCGGATAAGCAATTTGGAAAAAAGATAGGAAAGCATGGTGGGTATGATTATGGGTTTGATATCAGGACTAAAGAAGGAAGAGAACAATATAGAGCTTTGATTGAAGATGTTAGATATAACTTTGATGAGAGAGCAGTTGGTGATTGGAGAAGTCAAGAAGAGCCGGTTATATTTTATATTAAAGGTGAGAATCTTGTCGTAACACAGCTTGACGGAGAGTTCATATCATTATTTGATGGAGGTAAGACAAATGCGAGGGCTAAGAACGCAAGAAGGTTCTGATTTTGAGAGGTTTTTTAAAATTGTACAAAAAGAAGCAAAAAGATTAGGTGGAGTTTTCTTTTCCGAGACAGGAGAGGGAAGAGACTTAGACCTTGAGGGTATATCAGTTTGCGATTTGGCAGGGTGGTTAGTTCCATTTGATCAGGCTGATGAGTTTGAAAAATTATACTTGGGAAGAAAAGATAAAGAAATATGGGATGATGACAGATGGGATGATATGTATATATTTGTTGACTACATACTTGATGGAGATAATGTGAGTGTGAAGTTTGATAAATATGATTATGAAAAGATATCTTAGCAACCTCATATTTTGCCTTTAAATGCAATTAGGAACTTTAGTGTAGAAATATTCATCTAAAAATAGTTAAACAAATTTAAACGGTGTTTAAACGTGTTTTAAATGGGGTGTAGCTTTAAGGGCTGCACAAAAATAGGATAATAAGAAGATTGCAGCTTTTGCAGTCTTTTTTATTTTATAAAAATTTGACTTTGAAAGATTTTCAGAGTCTTTTTTAAGTTGAAAGGAGCTTTAATGGAGGAAGTAAAAAAGGATGAAAAAGACCTTAAGAAAAAGGTTGAGGAAGGTGCTGAAGGAGAAGTGGTAATAGACACTGAAAGCACTACTCCAGAGGGTGCCGGCACAGAACCTTCAGGTACAGAGGGAAAAGAGCCGGATGAGCCTAAAGAGGGTGAAGTACCTACAGAGGAAAAAGAGTCGGTTGAGCCTAAAGATAGTGAGCCACCGGAGAAAAAGGAGGAAAAACCTCCGGAAGATAAAGCAGCTGAAAAGAGCCTTGATGATAAGGAAAAGGAGCTTTCAAAAAGAGAGGAAGAACTGTCAAGAAGAGAGGTCGAAGCGGAAGCCAGGAATCTTTTAAGAAATAAGGGACTGTCTGAGGAGTTAATCCCTTTGGTGCTTAGAGGAAGCACTGAAGAAACAGAGGCGGCTGTAGAGCTTTTTGAAAAGATTTTAGGTGAGCAGGTGGAGAAAAAGCTTTCAGAAGTGGCAAAGGGAAAAAGCCCTGAAGGAAGTAAAGGTAATATAAGCAAAGAAACGGGCTCTATGGTAGATGCGTTTAGAGCTAAATTAAGAGGTTAAGGAGATTTAACATGGCGTTAAATATTAGTACAGCAAGAAGCATATTTCAAAATGAACTTGATAAGCTTATGGTTGAGGAGCTTACAAGCGGCTTTATGGAGGCAAATGCAGGTGATGTTATCTATACCGGCGGAAATGAGATAAAGATCCCCTCAATTGTAATGGATGGACTTAAGGACTACTCAAGAACAGACGGATATCCAACAGGCGGAGTTACACTCTCATATCAAACTGTAAAGATGACAATGGATAGAGGTGAAGGGTTCATGCTTGATGCAATGGATGTTGAGGAGACAAATTTTGTTGCATCAGCGGGAACAGTACTTGGAGAATTCCAAAGAACTAAAGTAGTGCCTGAGGTGGATGCATATAGATATGCAAAGATTTTTGAGATTATAAAGAGTAAGGCTGCATCAAATGTAAGAGCGGAGACAACAGCTCTTACAGAAAAGACTATCTATAAGGCTATAGCAAATGATATAGCACTTGTCAGAGATGAAATCGGTGAGAGCAATGAGCTTGTTGTTATTATAAACGGTATAGCAAGAGGACTTTTAAATAACAATGAGACATTTACAAAGATACTTACACAGGCGGACTTTGTAAAGGGAGAGCTTACAACAAAGGTCAGAACCATTGATGATTGCCCGATTATTCCGGTTCCGTCTGCAAGACTTTTTACAGAGTATGATTTCTTTAAAGGTTCTGAGAGTTCCGGACAAAAAGACGGATTTAAGAAAAAGTCAACAGCAAAACAGATTAACTATATTGTTATGCCGAGGAAGGCGGCTATCGCAGTATGTAAGCAGGATGCACCAAAGATAATCACTCCGGAGTTAAATCAACGGGCCGATGCGTGGTTTATAGGCTATAGAAAGTATCACGACCTGTGGATTAAAGAATCCAATATCAAGGCTATAAGAATCAGTACGGAGGCTTAAGCATGCTTGAGCAGATAAAGATACTGCTTGGAATTACCGATACTGAAAGCGATGCACTACTTGGTATCATGATTGATGATGCCAGGAGTGCAATTATAAGTTATCTAAACAGGAAAGACTTTCCGGAGGGGCTTAACTTTGCAATCAGGGAAATGGTAGTAAAAGCATATAAAGAAAGTGCATTAGATGGTGTTGCTTCAATTGAGAGAGGTGATACATCAATAAGTTATACCGCTATAGACAGTGGTTACTTTGATGAAAAGCTTTTAAGGGCTTTCAGTAAGTATAAGAAAATAAGGATGGATTGATGAAAGATAGTGAAAAAATGTCATATCTTTTTAGGCATAGGGAGCAGGAGTCCAATGCTGAAATAAAAGATAAAGATAATAATAGTGAGAAAAAGACTAAGGAAAAGGAAAGTGACAAGTGAGGTAAGGATACTAAGCAGGCTTTACAAAGATAAGCTAAGGCTATACAGATATAAGCTCTTTAAGACTGATTACGGTGAAACTAAAGCTGAAAAAGAGCTTATTTATGACAATGTTCCCTGCGGTCTTAGTTTGTCTACAAAATCAGAGCCGGGCAGAACTGATATAGCTTACGAAAAGAGTGAAGAAGAGGTTATATTTGCTGCTCCTAACATAGACATAAGGGACAAGGACTTTATAGAAGTTAGGACAGAGGCAGGAGAGCTAATTACAGGAAGAGCAGGAAAGAGCTTTAAATATCCGTCACACATAGAAGCAAGTTTGAAGATAGAAGAGGTGGTTTGATGAGGGATATGAATGAGATTGCTGAAATGCTTGAAAGAGGTCTTGAGGCATGGCAGTCAGAAATCTTTGAAAGAGAAGCAATGAAGATAGGAAGGCATGCGGTCGATTCTGTAAAGGACTTAACTCCGGTTGTTACAGGGCACCTGAGAAGAAATTGGTACAATGAAGTTACCAAAGAGGGAAATGACTATATTATTTGGATAAAGAATAATATAGTCTATGGTCCAGCTGTTAATTACGGACGAAGAACAAGAAGTGGCGGAATGACAAGAGGTCAGTATATGCTTGAAAGAGGTATAGCTAACTATAAACAGTCCAATTATAGCAGTGATATTGAAGCAATGGTTAATGCACTCAAGGAGGCTTTTTAATGGTTAGTTTAAATGACATTAAAATGTCTTTAATAACACTTTTAAACGAGGTTAAATCGGGATTAAATATTTTTGCTGAAGATATAGAGCAGATTGAAACGATTGATAAGTCAGCATTTCCACTGCTCTATATACAACTTGTACCACTTTCTATATCTGTACAGCTTGATGGCAAGAGCTGTAAGAAGTTAATTCTTGTTGATATTACTTTTATGGAAAAAAGTAAAAGTAGTAATGAAGACATGTATGAGATGGTAGAGCTGATAACGGGTAGAATATGTATAGGATTTAAAGTGGGAGATAGATTTTTGAAAGTCTTGAATATCGGATCAAGTATTGCGGATGATACACTGCATATAACATTCAACTTGGATTTCTTTGATGATATGAATATTAAAGAGCCTGAAGCAGAAGTTTGTAAAAGCATTAGTTTTTAAATTAGGAGGGTAAATGGGATTGGGATTACCGAGTATAAATATAGAGTTTCATAAAAAGGCAGTTTCTTTTATTGAAAGAAGCGAAAGAGGAACAGTACTTCTTTTACTTAAAGATGCAACTAAGACAACAATAGTAAATACATATACGACTATTGCAGATGTGGTAAAGGAAGATTGGACGACGGAGAACTTTAGAATAATTGATTTGTGTCTTATGGGAAAGCCGAATAAGGTTATAGCAGTAAGAGCTGTAGTTAAAGAGATGGGCATTAATGTAGATGAGTGTAAGCAACTCATTGAGAATCTTGATTTTGACTGGTTTGCGGCACCCTGCCTAAGTAAGGATGAAAGTGCCTTATTTGCGAGCTACTTTGACACTCAGAAAAAGAAGAAGTACAAAAAGGGTAAGGCTGTACTTGTAGATCAGGCGGCTGACTCTCCGGCAGTAGTGAATTTTGCAACTACGAATATATCAATAGTCTATAAGGGTGAAGTCATTACTATCAAGCCTGAAGATTATACAGCAAGAGTTGCAGGTTTGCTTGCAGGAGTAAATATCAAGGAATCTTCAACATATAAAGTGCTGAAGGAAATTGTTGATATAAAGCAGTCAAAAAATCCGGATGATGATATAAATGCCGGAAAATTTATTATTATATTTGATGGTGAGAAATTTAAGATTGCAAGAGGTGTTACTTCACTTGTTACCACCTCAGAGGAGGTTCCGTCAGACTTCAAAAAAATAAAGATAGTTGAAGGTTCTGATATGGTCAGAAGTGACATAAAGTCAACTTACGAAGAGCAGTATGTAGGTAAGAGAAATAATACTTATGATAATAAACAAATTTTTGTAGGAGCTGTACACTCATATCTTCAGGATATAGCCGGAGAGGTTATAGATAAAGATGAAGATATTGAAGTATCACTTAACACAGCTTGGATAAAGAAATATCTTGAAAAAGAGAAAAAGGTAGATACTTCAGATATGAGTGAGATTGATCTAAATAAAGCAAATACAGGCAGTCATATAGCAATTAGGGCTAAGTTCAAGTTTGTAGATGCTATGGAAGATTTGGATATGGGAATTGAAATTTAAGGAGAACTTATGGAAGAAAAGATAACAGGTAAAAGGGTTCTTTCAGGTACAAATGCTGAAATTTTCTATAATGGGCTGAAAATTGCAGGATGTACTAAGATCAGTTTAAAAACCACAGTCAATAGAGAAGAAGTTCAAATGGGAATGGATATAGATACAAAGATAACAGGGTTAAAAGGTGAAGGTACCGTATCTATAAACAAGATTTATTCTGCATTTGAAAGTATTAGAAAAGATATCTTGAAAGGAAGAGATCCAAGGGGAACTATAATTACAAGGCTTTCAGATCCTGATGCTATTGGTGGACAGATTGAAAGATACCAGATAGGAAATGTGGCTTTAAGCGAGTTCCCACTTGAATATGAAAAAGGAACAGTAGTAAAGGTAGAGTTCCCATTTACATTTACACCAAGCGACATGATTTGCTTGGATGAGATAAAGGAGTAATTTAGTTATGGTAGATACAGAGAAAATTTTGACTTTTAAGTCTTTTGCTGATAAAGCCTTAAAAAAGATGGAGGAGAGAAAAAAACGCAAGGTAAAAAGATACTATGTAGGTGATTTGGATGAAGAGATAGAACTTAGAGGACTTAGTTCAGAGGAACTAAATGACTGTTTCAACTATTCTGATAACAATGTAGTAGTTGATAAATACACAATTTATTACGCTTCAAAGACTCTTCAGGAACTTGCAGCATACATGGTTGGAGAAAAGATTATAAAAACACATTTAGAGATAATGGATGTGTTTACACCGGCGGATAGAACAAAACTTGCAAATGAAGTTCTTGCTTTGTCAGGAATGAAAGATAAGAGTACAGTATCGGATGTTGATGAGTTAAAAAAAAGCTGATTTATTCACATGAAGCGTATTTATACGGCTACTGCCTTAGTGTTGGGATATTACCTAAAGAATTAGACAACTTTACAAGAAATGAAAAAATCGTTTTAGAAGCGTTGGCAAAACTTAATGAAGAACAACAAAAGAGACTGATAAAAGAGGCAGTAGCTGATGCACTTGTAGGAGAAGAAGTGTGATGGATGTTTTTGGTGGAGTAATAAGGCTACAGGATGATGTAACAGGAGTACTTAGAGGAGCAGCACAAGCTGCAAGAAACTTTCAATCAGATATCGGAAGAGCGAGAGAGTCATTATCACAGCTTAACAGTACAAATGCTAATGATATAACTGTTAGTGCAAATACAGACAATGCTGTATCTGCAATAGAAAATGTTAGAACCGAGTCGGAAAATTTAAGTGATAGAGATGTAAGCGTATCAGCAAATACAGAAGGTGCTGTATCGTCAATAGACAATGTTAGAACAGAAACAGAAAATTTAAGTGACAGAAGTGTAAGTGTATCGGCAAATACAGAAAGTGCCGTATCAGCAATAGACAATGTAGAAACTGAGACGGAGAACTTGAGGGATAGAAATGTAACTATCAGATCAAGAGCACATGAAGCGATATCAGGAATTAGAAATGTAGCTTCAAGACTTGCAACAATCAAAGATAATAAGGTAATACGATTTGTCGCACATGGAGTAAAAGCCGTTGGCGGAGCAATAGCAAAGTTGGGACTTGCAGCAGGAGCAGCAGGATTTACAGCAATTGCAGCAGCCGGAACAATGGCTGTAAAATCAGCAATAGACTTTGAAAAAGGGATGGCAAACGTTGGTACTTTGCTTGATGGAGATGTAAAGGGAAAACTTTCATCCATGGGTGAAAGCCTTAAGACCATATCCAAAGATACAGGAGTAAGTCTTGATAATCTCTCAGGCGGTCTTTATGAAGTAGTATCTGCCTTTGGTGAAAGTGCGGACTCAACAAAACAGCTTGAGATAGCTGCAAAGGCAGCTAAAGCAGGTAATGCGGAAACATCTGAAGCGGTTAAAATGCTTTCAGCTGTAACAAAAGGCTATGGAGACACATCAGCTGAAGCAGTAGGAAAAGCGGCAGACCTTGCATTTGAAACTGTGAAGCTTGGTCAGACAAGTTTCCCGGAGCTTGCATCAAGTATGGGAGCGGTAATACCGCTTGCATCTACTCTAAAGGTAAGCCAAGAAGAACTCTTTGGTGCAATGGCTACCCTTACAGGTGTAACCGGAGGTACGGCAGAAGTTACTACACAGCTTAAAGCTACAATGCAAGGCTTTATGTCACCATCAGCAGAAATGAGTGCAGCACTTAAAAAGATGGGGTATGCATCAGGAGCTGCTGCACTTGAAAGTGAAGGTCTTGGATCTATACTTAACAAATTAAAAGACTCTGTAAATGGTGATGAAGTTGCCTTTGCAGGTCTTTTTTCATCTGTGGAAGCTAAGAATGCAGTTTTGGCTTTAGCAGGTTCACAGGCTGAAAACTTTGCGACTAAGACGGACGCAATGACAAAGGCATCAGGAGCGGCTGAAGGAGCATTTCAACAGCAGAATAAATCTGTAGCCGCTATGGCAAATAAGATTAAAAACTATGGTGCTGTAATGCTTACATCTGTAGGTGAGAAAGCATTACCTGTTATTACAGATGCTTTATCTAAAGTAATGGATGCAATGCCGGCGTTTGAAGCTTCAGTGGGACAGGTATTTGATGCGGTAGGCCCTATAATGACATCACTTGGTGAAATCTTTTCCGGTTCTGTAAGTGGAATGGGGTTATCTTTTGAAAGTGTTACACCTGTAATAGTTGATGCTATAAATGGTATCGGAAGTGTAATTACAGCAATTGCACCTGTAGCAAGTGCTATAATACAAGGCCTTGGAAGTTATATAGCTGAAATTTTCCCGGGAATAGCCTCAATAATATCTGTTGTAGGTGAAAAAATAGGTGCAGCATTTACAATGCTTGGAAGTCATTCTCAATTGTTCCAAGGAATTATAGAGACTATGGGACCTATAGTAAGTGGAGTTCTAAGTGCAATGGGGACAGTGATAGGTGGAGCATTTGACTTAATAATTGCAGCAGTAGATCTTTGCCTATCTGCATTTGAAAAAGCATTTCCGGCGATAGAAGCAGTGGTTAAAACCACATGGGGAGTTATAGAACCTATTGTAAACGGAATAGGAAAAGGGATAAGTGTTGTTGCAGGAGCTGTTAAGAATGTCTCAGGTTTTATATCAGGTGGAGGCAAAAGCCAGGTAGGGACTAATGCCACAGGAACAGAGTATTGGAAAGGTGGATATACAACTGTAGGTGAACACGGTCCGGAACTTATAAATTTGCCGGCGGGTAGTAAGGTGCATTCAAATTCAGACACACAGAAAATGATTAAAGGTAAGTCGGTAAATATTAATATTGGCTCTATGGTTATAAGAGAAGAAGCAGATATTGATAAGGTTACAACTGAACTGGTTAAGAAGATGAAACAGGTGGATAGATGAAAAAGACCAGAGCTATCTTAATAAAAGATATAAATGGGAATAGTATTGAATTTAATGTTAACCCATCCGGTATAACAATAAGTGAGTCAAGAGATAATATACGAGAAAATATAGATAATCTTGGTGATGTTTATTTCCCTGGAAAAAGAGGGTTGAAAACTGTTAGTATATCAACATTCCTTCCATCATCTAAATCAAGGTTTAGAAGACGAGGCTCTTTAGATTCTGATATTGAACTTATAAACAAATGGATTACTGAAGATGTAACTTTAAGATTTATTGTATCTAAACCTACAATGAACTTTAAAGCAATCTTAGATAGTAAAAATATTACTCTTAAAGAGGGAGAGCTTGATGTTTATATTGATTTAAAACTTACAGAGGTTAAGGACATTGACATACCAACGGTTGAAAGTGTAAGTATATTAAAAAAAGATGGAGACACTGTAAAAAGTGCAGATGTAGTATTGTCTGATAGGGGGGCAGAAAATGCCCCTAAAGCAGGCAATATTGAAATAGTAAACAGTAAGACTACCTTATGGGGACTTGCAAAAAAATATTATGGAAGCGGTGAAAAGTGGAAAAGGATTTCTGAAGCAAATGGAGGAATAGATCCTAAAAAGCTTAGAGAAGGGATGAAAATACTTATACCATGAAAATTATTGCTAATGATAAAGATATAACTAATCTTTGTGTAAACGCTACATGGAGCGGTGATATTGATGAAAGGTCAAGGAGCTTAAGCTTCACATATCTATATAATCATAAAATTTCAATGACTTTAGTTAAGGTTGAGATAGGCAACAGTATCAATCTTTTTGATGATAAAAACAGACTGCTGTACGTGGGAGTAGTTACGGAAGTTTCATCTTCTTTAAGTAATAGTGATGTATCAATAACATCAAGAGATGTATTGTGGTACTTGGGAAAAAATAAGCTTGCAGGTGTTTACAAAGGAAGTGCTGAGACGATAACAAGAAGAATACTTGATGAGTTTAATATTCCTGTAGGGAGCTTGGAAAGTATAGCCATAGATAAGACAATAATAAGTACCGGAGATAAGACAATATACAAAGCAATATCAGAGGCTTATGGAGATAATTACTACATAGCTGCTGTAGGTGAAAAAGTTGAAGTAAGAAAGAAGGGCAGTGAAGTAGTTGCTGTAATATCCGGGAATGCAAATCTTATAGATGCAAACTATAAAAAGAGTATGGAGAACATGATAAACCGTGTTATTGTACTTGATGATAATAATAAAAGGGTGTATGAAACTTCAGCTGAAGAAAACTTAAAGTATGGAATATTACAGGATGTTATAAAAGCTGAAAAAGATAAAGATGTTTCTGTAAGTGCAAAAGAAAAGCTTGTTGGTATAAATGACACTTCAAATATTAATGCTATAGGTGACTTTAATGTAATATCCGGTAAGGCGGTAATTATTCAAGATACTTCAAACGGGTTTACAGGTAAGTTTCTTGTAACAGGTGACAGTCATAGCATTGGAAATGGAGAACATACAATGAGTTTGACAGTGGAGGTATTAAATGAGTAATCCTTATACTGAACTTAGTAAGATAATGGAACAAAGAGGAGCAGCATTAAATGGATACAACTTAGAGGTTGCTAAGGTGCTTAATTTAAAGCCTCTTACTATAAGAATAGGAGAGGTTGATATAAGTGTAAACTTAAATATTGATCCTTTAATGCTAATTGACTTAAATCCGGATAGTATTATTACTGAAGAAACCGGATTAAAAGAGATGTTAAAAAGCCTTTTAAATGCAATTAAAATAAAGCCGGGGGACTATGTTGTAGTACAAAGGGTAATGGATAATTTCTACATATTAAGCAAGGTGGTAGGAGTATGAATTTGTTTCCGGAGCTTACAGTTGCTAAAATTTCTGATGAGAAAAGACTTCCTATGTATAGGGAGTGGGCATTTGACTTTGAAAGAGAAGAATTGAAAATAAAGCATGGTAAATATTATTTAGTCGAAGGGAACGAGGCTTTAAAAATATGGATATATAAAGCTTTAAAAACTGAAAGATTTATATTTAATGCTTATAGTAATAAATACGGAAATGAAGTAAGTATATTAATTGGTACGGTCGAGGATGAAGATATTCTTTTTAGTGAGATATCAAGATATATACAAGAGTCACTTTTAGTAAATCCATATATTGTTGATGTAGGTGACTTTAGCTTTTTACATTCAAAGAGTCAAGAAATAAAGGTTAAATTCATTGTAAGTACAATATATGGAAAAATCGAGGAAGAGATGAGGGTATCAAATGGATAATAGCTATAATGCGATTTTATATAGATTAAAAGAAAAGGTACAAAACTCTGCTTCAAAGATTGAAGGAAGCTTTACATATGATAATTTATCCTCAGTAGCAAATGAATTAGCTAAATTTTATAGTTATGAGGTTGGTACATTATTAGATAGGATTCATGTTGATACTGCAACAGGAGAGGATCTTGATAGACTTGGAAAATTCGAACATAACATTCAACGATTAGAAGCAACTTATGAAGAAGCTGTATTTAAAATATATGGAGAGAATGGAAAGACTGTTGCAGACGGTACAGGAATTAAGTCTGAAGATACAGGAGTTATTTTTTATGTAAGAGGAGATTACATAATTGGTGATTCAGGTGTGGTGACAGTTACAGGTATTGCAGCAGCTAAAGGAAGCGGATATAGATTATACCCGAATGCAAAGCTAAAGTTCTTAGAGAGATACACCGGACTTACAAAGGTAGAGATAGATACTGTATCATCAGGTGGCTATGACAGGGAGAGTGATGAAAATTACAGAAAGAGAATACATGAATCAGAGGCTAATGTAGTTGGATATGGAAATATTTCTTGGTATAAGGCAACAGCTAAGAGTGTAGCCGGAGTTGACAAGGTAAAAGTTATAGATATTGCTAGAGGCCCAGGGACTGTGGATGTACTTATTGTGGCAAAAGGAAATGAGCCGGCAAATGAGGCACTTATAAAGAAGGTAAAAGATGTTATCGAAAGTAACAGATTGGCAGGGGCAGATGTTCAAGTAAAAGCAGCGAGCACATATCCAATAAATATCAGTGCTACAATAAGAGCTAAAAATGAAACTTATTTAGAGGATATTAAAACTGCATTTAAAAAGTCTTTAAACACTTATTTTTCTGATCTTGATTTTGATACATCTCTAAAGCAAAGAGTTTCATACGCAAAGATACTTAATATGCTGTTAAGTATACCGAATGTAACGGATGTGGATACAATGATAATAAATAAAAATTCTACATCAATAGATATTGAGCCTGGAAGCTTTCCTGTTGTGACAATGATAAGTATAGAGGTGACAAAATGATAAAAGATAATTTGCCACTTTTTGTATACAAGATAAAGCAAATGAAGGAACTTATAGATGCTGAAGAAGTTGAACTTGAGCACCTGTATAGTTTTTTTGAAGAACTAAGCAATGAATTTAATATATTCAGTTGTACAGATACAATTGAGAGATTTGAAAAAGATTATGCTATAGAGCCTAATGCAGAGCTATCAATTTCTCAGAGAAGGCTCAAGATACTCGTAAAAAAGTATCAGAAGCTTCTTCCAACGATTGTAAACCTTGAGGATACAATAAAAAGTCTTTTAAATGCTGATGTAGTAAAAATAAAGGAAGTAGGATGTAGATTTGATATATATGTTGGAAGTGCTTCACTTCTTGAAAACATGGATATTGCAAAGAAGTTCTTTAAAGATATCCGCCCGGCACACTTTGAGTACAAGTTTATAAATTCGGTACCTAGAGACGAGACAGTAGAAATGTATATTGGAGTAAATGAATTTGTTCATAAGAAAATGAAGTTTGAGGTGGTTGTATGAAGTTCTATTTGACTGAAGCAGGTAGTAGGAAGTTGGCGAGCATAGTAACTGGAAGCACAATAACGATTACAAAAGCTATTTCTTCAGATATAGTTAGCTCTGAGCCTAAAAGACTTGTAGAGATAGCAGGAAGAAAGCAGAGCCTGCAAGTAAATAGTGTTAATATTGAAAATAATGTAGCGGTGGTAAAGCTGACTCTTACAAATTTAGATGTAACAGAAGAGTATCAATTAAAGCAGATAGGTATATATGCAAGATTTGGCACAGAAGAGATACTTTTTATTGTAGGACGGGATATAGCAGGTGAAAAGGTACCGGCTATATCAGAGAGAGAAATAGAGTATGATTATCAAATAAGCTTTGCATTTGATACAGCAGCAGAGGTGAAGATATCAGTATCAGCCAACGATTTTATCAAAAAGGCTGAAGCGTTAAATCTGTTGCATCTAAAAGTTGATAAAACAGAGTACGTAAATAAAATTACTAATATGAAAAGAGTGACGGTAGTAAATGTACCGGCTGACAGGTGGGCCGGATCGGGACCATGGACACAGATATTACAAGTAGATACTCTTAAAGATGGAGATACTCCTACAATATCACAACATATTAGCGAAGGCGAAAGTAGGGCGGATATTATCAAAGCTCAAGAGAAAGCCTATGGATGCATAAATAAAGGTATTGTAAGTAATGGAGAATTAAAACTTATGTGTTATGTAAAGAAGCCCAAGGTGGCTTTTTTTATTGCAATTAAGGGAGAATAAAGATGAGTCAAGCAATTATCTTAAAAGGTGGAGCAGGTGGAGTCGGATCGGATGATGTGACAGCCGGCAAAGCTCAAGTGCTACAAGGATATAAGACTGTAACTACAGATAGTGATGATGAACCAGCTGAAGGCTTAATCCAAGTAGTAGATACGTCAATAGATAATTATACCAAAACAAGAACTACTGTGTTTGGTATAGATTTAAATAGGATGACGATGTATATGCACTTACCACAAGGCAACGCATACTATATGAGACCAGATGGGTCACCACATGTAGAGATTGTTGCTCAAGCCTTAGGTGATGCTACAGCTGATAAAGTGCTAAAAAATAGCACATTTACAAGTAAAAATGGATTAGCAATACATGGGACCATTGAACCACGTGGTACATGGGTTATAGCTTCAGAGGTTGTAAATGCTCCATATGAGACTACACTTCATGCAAGATTTGAAGAGGGCTATTACAATGGTGATGGACATTATAAACCAACTGCAAAGATACCCTACGCAGTGTTAACAAGTGTTTTAGGTATAGATGCAAATAAAATGCTCAGTAATTTATCTGTAGCAGGTGTTACAGGTAAAATCAAAATGATTAATACTCAGGACAACAATTACAGACTTAATAAATCTAATACATTTGGAATTGATAACTGGTCTGATAGAAACAACCCGATATTTTATGTTGATTTACCTTACGGTAACGCTTACTATAATAGACCTGATGGGCATCCGCATGTTTGTATAGATGCCGACAGGCTAGGCAACTCCACAGCCGATAGAGTAGTTGCAGGGAGTACTTTTACTAGCAAGAATGGAGTGGCTGTACAAGGTCAAATTGTGGACAGGGGAGATGGGGGAGCTGTAAGCTACTTGCAAGGCAGAGAAGATTGGGCAAATAGGATGTGGGTGCTATTTAAAAATGGATGGTATCATAGGAACCCATATGATGATGGTCAAGGTCATATCCACGAAGCCTTTGTCTATGTTACATATGAACAACTAAAGAATCTATTTGGAATTGACGCAGCTCAAATGTTACAAGGGTATGGCATAGCAGGAGTTCAAGGTGCTATACAACGATGGATATGTACCACAGGAGATATAATATCTGCCTATAATGGAGAGGGTTTTGCATGGGACGATAATTATGCAGGCAGAGGTAGAGGCATAATAGCTAAGATACCACAGGGGCGCTATATACAAGGTGCAAACTGGGTATTTTTGCCGTCTCCCAATTTATATACACATAATGTCGTTAAAGACATAAATATAAATGGCGTGATTGGTACGAGAGATTGGGCAGATAAAGTTTCTAACTATATAATTAACGATAATGTGCGCATAAGTCAGCTAAATAGGGGGCAACAAATCGCCTTAGGGAACGCTTTTTCAAACAGTGAAACAATTTTTGTGGGAATAGACTTAGTTGGCGAGGATGTGGATGCTGGTTTTGTTAGAAGAGACAAGGGCAACAGACGCTACCTTGTCGGGCGAATTCCTGTGAGCAAAAGCGATAGTAACATGCTAGCTACATACATAAGGGGATGTCCTGTCCAGCTTGAAGTTTTGAGAGACGGAGTAGGTAATATAAGCTTAATCCATCATGGGCCCAACTTGGTTTTAGGCGAGTATCAAATAAGCCTTTACATATATGCGCACAGCTCCATATCGTTTAAATTTTAGAAAGAGAGGTAATAATGAGTAAATTAATATTAAAAGACAAGACAGAGATAGAACTTAGTACACATTACGGTGATACATTTGTCACTGTGATAGATAACTTTGCAAAGCTTGATGAGCTTAAGGACAAGCTCGCAGATGCAAATACGGTAATTATGACAGTTCAGAACGAGTCAGGTGAGGAGACTGTGACAGGCCTTAAACTACAGGGCATAACTACTAATTTTATAAAAAATGAGCTTGGAGCTATCACACAGATACAAGCATTACTCATGTTCAGAGCAATGGACAAAGTAGAGCAGGTGGAGGCAACCTTAACAGGACGTATAGATGCTCTATCAAATATGTTGGTTGAATTAATGAGTGCTGAAGAGGAGGAAGAAGGCAATGAGTAAGAAGAAAATGAAAGTGTATATTAAATTTTATGCATCTAGAATTAAGCATGGACTCATGACAATTGACGAGGTTCCGGCAAAATACAAAGAAGCAGTAGAAGAGTTTATGAAAACAGATGAGTATTATTTAATGTGATTTTAAAAAGCGTTTAAATGGATTTAAAAGTTCATTTAAACGCTTTTTTTATTAATAAATGTAATGTATATTAACATATGAATATACATTGATTAATATGGTAAAAACAAAAGTATGCAGTAAGTGTGAATATCTCATTTTTGATTTCCTAATTTCTTATTTTTGTTTTCGGCATACAATGGCTTTATATGATTTTTGAAGAAGAGAGGAATAAAGAAAAAGAAATTTACAATAATAAAATCAATGATTTAAATCGGCGGATTAAAAGGCTTGAATATGACAGAAAAAAGGAAATAGATCCTGAAAGCTTTAAACAATTTATTAAAGGTATAGATGAACTTACAAAGACAGAGAGAAAAATATTTGATTTGCATAGAGAAGGATACAGTGTGCAGGAAATCCTTGATATTGCTAAGATAAAAGAGAGTACATTAAGATATCATAATCAAAATATTTATGCTAAATTATCTGTAAGTTCCATGAAGATGATGCTCAGATACTGTGCTTTAATGGAGAATGAAAAAAATTTATAA